ACCCCATCCTTTTTCAATCCACTTAGAAACATTAGACTCAGGTATATCTAAAATATCACCCTTTTTATATTCTATTCCCTCTCTTGTTATTTCAGTTTTGCATTTAATTTTCATAATAATAAATTTTGATTTTAGACAAATATAAAAAAAAAGAGCAACTTATTTAGTTGCCCTTTTAATAACCCAATAATATAACTTATTATGAAGTTTCTAAAGCTGTTTTAGCTGCACTAAATGTGCCTTTTACGAAAGCATTAGGTAAATAAACCGCATGAGCAAGTCTAATAATACCTCTAACGCTAACAAGATACTTGTCGAAGTTATCATTGTTTTCGTACCCAAAATCCACAGTTAAATTTTCTCTTTGGAAAACTTGTGAACCTTGTGAAAAGTCACCAACAACAAATGATCCTGCTGCCATTTTATTATTTAAATATACAGGGATACCATTTATTCTAGTAAAACCGTCACTTGTAACCACAGAATTACCTCTCAAGTACTCATTTGTGGTATCTTTCAAGAGATAGATTTTATGGAAATCACTAGGATTTAAAATAATTCCATTAGCAGAATAATTAGCCAAAGCCAACTGATTTGCAGAAACAATCAAAGCATCCAGCTCTTGTGCAGATTCTATTGCATTTGCAAAAGATCCAGCAGCAAAACTAGTACCACCATTTAAAAGTCCTAACAAATTAGGTGAACTACCTGATCCACCAATAAGCTGATCATCAACTACTGTCATAATTTTTGCAGGTAACCTTTGTGAAAGATAACTCTGCAAACCAGGTGTGTCATCAAGCATCTCTTGAGAGATAGTCATGACTGCACTTGTTTTTTGAACAATAGCGTCAGCTGCAGTAAGCTGGAATTCTGAATCTGTTGGCGCTGATCCTTCAGCAACATTTGCTGCATTATCAGTATAAGCAGATTCTTTAACATATCTAATTACATTAGATGTTGTACTAGCAACTGGAATAATGTTAAGCATATTGGTAACATTCGAGGGATCCCTCTTGATGCCCGCCACACGCTCAACACCAGTAGCATCTCTTGATGAACTAGCACCAGCAAAGTCAGACGAAATTAATACGTCTGCTTTAACGTCAAATGATGCACTATTAGAGCTTCCTGATTTCATTGCTTTAAATGATTCACTTTTCTCCATGGCATCTCCAAATATTTCTGATTTAGTTTTGTAAGAATTTTTAAAGTTATCTTTTTTAGATTCTACTTCAAATTTATCAAGTCTTTCAACTATATCAGAATGTTTCTCAACGAGATTCTTAATCTCGCCAGATACAACAGAATCGATTTCTTTGTTTACATTATCTTTGAGAGCATTGGAACTTTTCTCAATCTTCTCATCAATTACGTTACAAATATCATCTATCTGTTTTTTTAAATCTTCATTCATTTTGATTTAGATTTTAAATTGTTAAACATATAATTAATAATAGAATTGGAATCATATTCATCTTTTTTCGTTTCTATGTGTGCATTACCACGAGATAGTTCCTGATCTGATTGGTGTGAGTGATCACGAGCAATCAAAGACTTTAATACTTCTAATTCATATTCAACTAAATAACCAAGATCATCAGTAATATTTCCTTTACGAATAAACTTAATTAAATTGTCAAATCTCTTTGTGTAATAATTAATCTTTTCAGATTCACCTTTTACTTCTAATATTTTTGCTTCATCGTTTGCAGCAAGTGTAACAGCAGATACTTCAAAAAGTTTTACCTCAGTAATTACTCTATTACCTTCATCATTAATTTCTTTTTCAATTGGCATAATACCAACGCTATTTTCGTCAATTACTTTATATTCCATAAGTTCTAAGATCTCTTTACCAAATGTGGTTTTTGGCACTTCAGCGACAAAAGCAAGGCCTTTTTCGTCTTCATAAAGTTCTCTCATTTTACCAATTGGTTTTGTTATATCATGTTGATATAAATATTTAACTCTATCACCATTATTTTTTAAAGTTCTTGCATAAGCGCCTTTTTCAATAATGTCTTTATCTGAATCTAAATTTCCAAATATTGAACCATATCCTTTAACAACACCAAGTTTTTGATCTATGTCATCTATATGTCCTCCTTTAAATAATATTTTTTTCATAATTTTTTATTTTCAAAATTAATACTTTTTTTTATTACATGTTTAATCTGGTATAAATGGTATAGACACACATCTACAGTTTACAACTTCTTTAGCCTTTGCACCTAATGATGTATCTGAAGGAAACATCATTTTAGATGTACCAACAGAATATGGTTCATTCATAGGTATAGGATTATTACTATATTCACTACTTGCAGCTCTATGTGTATCTCTAGTTCTTGGTCCATCAAACGCAATCCATTCTTTAACCAAGTTATCATCACCATATATATCAGATGCAGATAATTGAATACCAAAATTAGCAGAAGCGGTCGTTTCTGTTCTTACAATTCTTCTTGCCATCCATCTAGCTTTAAATTTTAATCTTTTCATTATTTCTCTTACTCTTGCTTCTTCTCCAAGTGACATAAATGTTTCATCTGCAACTAATTCTGCTAATACTTTTTTTAATGTTGATTTAGCAACACCTGATACAGCTGAAACTTCTCTTACTAATGCAAGATAGTTTTCTTTTTCACTAGCATACCTTTCCATGTTTTGCTCAATAACAGATGTGCTTAATTGTTTTTTTGCTAATTTTTCAAATATATTAGCATACCATTTTGCAAACCTTATACCAGTTTGTTTATACATTTCTGAATACATTTTTTTTGTTTCTATTTCAGAAAATAAAACATTAAAATTTTGATTATTTACTATAGGGTTTTCAATAAACATTTTAGATGCCTTTTCAAATTCTTTTAAATAATAATTATATGCGATTGGATAATTTTTTTTTTCAGCTAAAATTATTTGTTTTCTAAAATTTAAAGCAATTTTTTTCTTTGCTTGTTTTAAAATATATTTCTTATTATTTAATAATGAATTACAAACTGCATAACGTTGTTCTATATCTGGATATTCTGTCATAGATGTTTCATCAGCCATACATCTAGATAAAAATTGATTTCTTGATTCAGTAGGTTTTGGCTTAGGAAGAGGCATTTTCTTCTTTTTCTAATATTTTTTTACACCATTTATACATAGGATCATCAGATACATTTTTTACTTTGTTACTACCGCCCCATAATGAAAATGATATATCACCACAAATAGGTTTATCTTTTTCATCTATATAATTACCTGTTACATATTCATGTGCCCTTGACAGATATGAAAAAGTTTTTTTAACTATGTCTAAGCTTAATGGTCTACCAGCAATAAGATCATTAGCTCTATTTTTACCAACTAATGTAGCGCATGGATTATTAAAAGATTCATTAATTTTCTTTGCTTTTTCTGCATTATTTCTGGCTGACTTTGGATAATTATCGTAAGTTTTTTGTTTTGTTTCTTCCTCATCTTCATCGTGCTGATACTTTGATAATGCTTCTTCTAATTCATCCATATTTCTACATGGCATATAAATTAATCCATCTTCAGTTTCATGGGTATGTGTTGTTGAGCAACCTATTGCTTCAGCTCTTTCTTGAGCATCTACTCTATTATCGTAAACTTCATCATGAGATCCTTTTAATGATTTTTTAGTTGACATTGGATGACCAGAAGGTAATAAGTCTTGATCATGTTTACCACTTCTAAATCTACCATTTCTTAACGCATATAAAAAAGAATTAACCCTACCCATTGCCCATTGTTGTTCTGAAGTAACTGTTGGCCTTACAGAACCAGGGCTTGTTCTATATGCGCCAATACCTCTTTTATAAACAGCAAATAATGTTCTGACATTAGTTCTTTTAGATTTAACATTACCAACTTTTTCATTATGTTCTTTTACTTTTTTTTCTAATGATTTTTTTAATTTAGCATTTATCTGTTGTTTTTCTTCTTCTTCATTTTCTCTTATTTCATCAATTACTTCTTCATCTATTACATTATTTTCTTCACCTTGGCTTTCTTGTACTGGAAAACTTACTTCTTCTGATATACCTAAATCAAGATCAGATATTGGCATAAATTGATTAGGTACTAAATACTCATTCATAATTGGGATTTTTTCATCAACACCATAACCTGCTGCTTCTCTTTTTTCATTTGATGTTAGCCAATAACTTTTAGAAAGGTTATCAACTAATTGCTTTTGTTCTGGCATTAACTCTGGAATCGCACTATAATCAAAATCAAAATATAAATTTTCACCATAATGCGGCACTAGCCATCTATTAAACTCATCTCTAATTTTATTTAGTTCTGGGATAATTGCATTAGTAAATAATACTTTTCTTGCAATTCTATAATTATCATAAGTTGTAGATTCTGTATTATTTAATAATTGTACTGGTACACCATATAAATTACATAGATCTTTAATTGTTGCGTTATATGATTCTAATAATTGTAAATCAGATGTAGATAAACCAAAATTAGTCCAACTAAATTTTTTACCAGTGATCATTATATCATTTGCAGATTTACTACCTTGATAATTTCTTCTTAGTGCATCTTTTAATTGTTGAGCTTGTGTAGGTGTTATACTTTCATCTTCTGGAGATAACATACCCCTTGCAGATTGATTATGTAAAAATTTTAAATTAGTTTCTACAGCTTCATTAGCTGTAGTTAATACTCTCATGCCTGCTTCTATTGGTGATTGTCCATATAAATGAGAACCATCACCTTGATAATCTGGATTGAAATCAGCAATATGTAAAACTTCTTCTGCTTTTAAATCATATTTATTTTTATTATATACCATTGTATATTTAGATACTGGTTTAAATATGCCATCAGATTTAATTTCTATTAAATGTGCAGGTAAATTATATAATTGAGAATAAATACCAGCATTATCACCATTTTCAGGCGATATACCATAAACATATCTATTACCAGTAAGTTTACCAAAAGATATAAGCTCTTGCAAAAATACTGAAAATGATTGTGCAGGGTTTGGTCTATCAAGCAATTTACCAAGTGCAGAATGTTCTACTTCTTCAAAAATATGTTTTCTCATCAGCTTAGATTTAAATACTGATTCTTCATTTAAACCATCCGATAACAAACCTTTATATTCTTTTACTGCGCTTTCATCTAATTTTTGATATATTTTATATGGTACTGTTATAGCAGATTTGCTTATTAATTGTATAAGTGAATATATTGTTGGATTAAATTTATAACCTTTATCAATATAATCTTGATTGTATTGATTATTTGATATTGGATTTGTACCTAGTACATCATATATAAATCTATTATATTGTTCATTTGTTTGTTGACTATTAAAAGCCTTTATACCATTTCTGATTCTTTGAAGAAAACTTGCCATATATAGAATTTATTTTCAAAAATACTAAAAATTATTAAACAATGATAAGATTACTATTCCTAGCAAGACCTGTAGTAACTGCATATCTAAAAGCATCCATTAAATGATCCATACCATTTTGTTTTATTTTATTTATTGTTTGCGAATCTTTATTTGTTTCCCATGTGTAATACTGATACTCCTGCAATAAGTTTTTGCTTTGCTTTGATGCAAAAACATCATATTCTTTTATTAATTGTATTCCGTTTAAAACAGAGCCCGAACCTTTGATAGATGGTTTACAAAACAAACCAAGTCTTTTCATATCTTCAAGTGATTTTGGTTCTGCACTATCACAAATAAATAATTCTTCTTGTAACTTTAAATTTTTTATTTCATTAAATATATCTTGGTTAGTCAAACCTTTTTTATATAAAAGTTCGTGTACATACAATTTGTCATTTTTTCTTCTTACTTCTACAATACCTGTAGGATCATTACTATACCCCCAATCTAAGCCAAAAACTAATTCACAGTCCTCTTTATTAATAAATTCTTTATAATCTATCCACTTCCATCTATCAAATATTTGACCCTCTTTAAATGTAGCGCGTTCACCTAATCCATATACTCTCCACCTATCTGCATCTCTTTCTTTCATTCTTAATATTTCTTTTTTTATTTCTAAATCAAGAAAAGCATTATCTTCAAATGTAGTAATAAACGTGTCGCAATCGTCTCTTGAACAAATATCGGAGTAAATCCAATGTATAACGTCTGATGGATTAAAATCAAGAATCATCTTTTCAGTTGTTCTTAATGATAATTGATTAAAATCTTCTAAAAAAAATTCATTTGCTTCATTTAAAAAACAATGTGTACGTTTTCTTCCTCTTACTTTCATTTCATTATCTAATGAGATAAATTCAACAAGATGATTTTTATATTTTATTGTCATCTCTGCTTTATTAATGATTGAAAATTGTAAAACGCCTACTTTATCTGCTATTTCTATGAAGTCTCTATAAACACTACCTTTTAATGCTGGTAATGTTTTTCTTGCAATAGTAATTATTAACTTTTTTTTTCTTGTAGTCAATAAATAAATTAAGTATTGACATATAGAAAAAGTCTTACCTGATCTACTTCCACCTTGATGACATATAATTCTTTTATCAGAATTTAAAGTTTGGTAAAATTGTTTATTGCACTCTATTGTTTCTTGTCTGCTGGCTTCCATTCAATCAATTTACTTTGTATACCACCTTTATGCTCGATAATATTTTGTTCAATGTATCCACGCGCTTTCCCTTTTGTTTTAAGATAAAATATTGTTGATGTAGCGTTATCATTTTGTATTTGTTCAAATAATTTAGATTCTACAAAATCTAATGCTACATTTTGCAAATCATCAACTTCAGCTTTAAATTTTTTATCAGTTTTTAAATATTTATAATATGCAGTTCTTGATATTCCTACTTCATCACAAGCAGATGAAACTACACCTAAATGTTTTTTTAAAGCAACAAGTAATCTTTTTTTATTATGTAAAGTTTTGTTAGCCATTCAACAAAATTAACAATATTTGTTAACTATTTGTTTATAACTATAATTTTTACCATCTATTCTATGTTTAAAATAAAAATATAGTAACCAAAGTTGTTGAATTAATGATTCTATTTCTGGTATATTTCTTTGATATTTTTTATTTACAGGAAAAAAATGAGCTAATGCATAAATACGTTTATAACATTTTACATCGTCAAAATGATGATAATCATGTTTATTTGCTTTATGTTTATATTTTATAATAAAAATTTGTATTTGTTTTATTATTTTTTTTTTACTTGTATTTATCACATTCTAAATGTAAAATAAATTCATCTCTTGTAATAACTTTATTCAAATATTTATATGTTTTCTTATTATTTATTTCGCTAAGTGATAATGATTTTTCTCTTATTTGATGTGTTTTTGTTTTATTATCTAAAGCAATAAATATACTTTGTGAATCACATTTATAGTAAGTCCACAGTTTTCTTACAGTATCGCAAATGTTTTGTGATTCACCTAATATATCACATTCATCAGAGATAAAAATGTATTTAGTCTTTGACTTTTTTTGTTTCTGATTTTTGTTGTTCCACCTCATCTTGTTTTAATTCTTCAACTTGTGGTGGTTGAACACCAAATTGTTCAAGTGCTTGTAACACTAAACTTGATTCAGATAATGTAAATAATCCTGATTTAGATGCTTTTTCGCAAACTGAAACCAGAAGTTGTAAAGCTTGTTCTTTTGTCATAATTAATTATTTATTTAAACCTACCAGTTATAAAATCATATTCTAAAAGCTGACTACCTAGTTTACCGTTCAACCTTTGTGATTTCATTTTAACTGTTTCGAATTCTACAAAATTAATGTTATTTTTTAAATTATCTAAAGTTTTTGCTAAAAGATCTCCTTTACTTAATTTTTCTTCTAATTCTTCTTCTGTCATT